CGATATGATTTTGCGCCCATAACGGGAAGCGAGACCACATCGGAGGGTTATCTCCGAGTGTGGTGCCGCGCCGCCCGTGCAGGCACGCAGCTATATCGTCGTGCTGATGGTTCCCAGGTCCGCGAGTACCGACCTCCTGAAGAGGTCAGTAACCCGGATTCTTTATCTACGTTCGGGATGAAACCCGTAACGTGGGGTCACCCTCCTGTTCTTCTCGATTCTCTAAACACTAAGAAGTTCCAAACTGGCTATTCCGGTAGTCAAGTTAGGTACAACGATGGTTTTGTAGAAGTTGCGCTCGTTGTCACAGACGACGACGCAATCGAAAAGATCAAGAGAAATGATGCCAGCGAGGTATCCGCCGGTTACAAGGTCGATTTCGACCCAACCCCCGGAGTTACTCCCGAGGGCGAAGAGTACGCCGGCGTTCAGCGCAACATCCGTGTGAACCACATCGCCATCGTCCCCCGTGGCCGGGCTGGCCCGGAGGTTCGACTCTTGCTTGATCGTATGGATGCAGCCGGTGCTGTAGCCAGCCCGGCCGAGCAAGAAATGGCGCCCCAGTCCAGTTCAACTGCATCTCCCGTTATGGCAACCGTCAAACTCGACGGCCTGGAGATCGATTTGCCCGCAGAAACAGCTAGTGCGGTCCAGTCCTACTCCCGGGACATGGGGCGCCAGCTGGAGGCTCTCGCCACCGAGCGAGATGAGCTTTCCAACAAGCTTGATTCTCTGCAGGCCGACTTCGATTCCCTGGCCCTCGAAAAAGAAGCCGCCGAAGGTCGTGCCGACGCTCTTGAAGAAGAGCTCGAGTCTTCCGACACCCCGCGCATCGATACCGCCGAGCTCGACCAGCTCGTCGCGCAGCGCCTGGATACCCTGCAGCATTTGGCACCTGCTTTTGCCGAGGACTTCAAGTTCGACGGCATCGACGACGCCACGCTCTACACCCAGGCTTACGAGAACCTGACCGGTTCCGCACCTCGCGAAGACGCCGAGCCCGCCTACATCCAAGGTGTGGTCGAAGGCATCCTCGCTGCTCGCGTTGATTCTGAAGAGGAAGTCGACGAGGAGGAAGAGGACTCCGAGAGCGAAACCATCAATCAGGACTCCGCTGACCGCGAAGACAGCACCAACGCTCTTCGTGACGCACTGAAAGGTGCCGGTCGCGGTGCCACCAGCCCTGTTTCTGCCTACCAGGCCAAGCAGGCTGAGGCTTGGAAACGTCCCCTCACCGCCACCAAGTAAGGAGTCCCTTCAATGGCCGTAACTTTCACCCCTACCACTGTCACCAGTCCTTCTGGTGCTCAAGGCAGCTATCCGCTCGAGTTGACCGCTGGTCACGAAGGCATGATTGCTGATCTGCAGGCTTATGTGTCCCGCAGCTACTACAACCAGTCTGGTGCCGCTATTCCTTTCGGCTCCCTGGTTGCCACCGACAACACCCCCACCTCGAACGATCCGTTCGCGGTCGCCCTGGCCACCAGCGGCACCGGCGTTGTAGGTCTTGCCATTGACGGCATGACCTTCGAGGGCGTGAGCGGTTCTTCCTCTTACACCCCGAACCCCACCAACATCATCGCTGATGGTTCCTCCCGTATCGGCTACCCCGACACCCAGACCGTCAACGTCCTTTCCAAAGGTGTTGTCTGGGTGTACGCCACCGAAGCTATCGCCCTCGGTGATGCAGTGCGCTTCTACGGCGTAGACCACAACAGCACTGTATCGGGTGCTTATGTGGGCCGCTTTGCAACCACTGCTGTAGCCGCCAAGACCTTCGCTCTCACTGGCGGAGCTCGTTGGCTATCTGAAACCAGTGGCGCAGGTCTGGTACTCCTGGAGATTGACATCCCCGGGGTAACTTTCACCGCCGACACTTGATCACGGAGCCCCTCCAATGACTTCAGAAATCCGTAATGACGAGGTCGGTCTCTTTCTCGCCCGCGAACTGGAAACCATCCTGGCTCGCACCTTCGAGGTTGAGTACGCCGACATCAAATACAGCGCGATCATCCCCGTCTCATCCGAGGTGGGCAATGGCGCTGATTCCTACACCTATCGCGTCTTCGACAAGCAAGGCTCGATGAAGGTGATTGGCGATAAAGCCAAGGATCTGCCTCGGGCAGACGTGCTCCGTAAGGAGGTCACGCACCCGATCCGCTCCCTCGGTGGCTCTTTCGCCTACACCGTGCAGGAAACCCGCGCCGCCGCCATGGTGCCGGGCATGAACCTCGAGCAACGCCGCGCCAACGCTGTGCGGCGTGCCTACGAGGAGAAAGTTCAAGAGATCGCCTATTTCGGCGAGGCTCCTTCAGGCATGAAGGGCTTCTTCAACAACGATCAGGTGGACAAGCTTGTGCCGGACCATTGGTTCGACACTGCTGACATCACCACCGATGAGATGCTGCAGCTGCTCAACGAGACTCCTACTCGTCTTGTGCAGAACAGCAACATGAAGGAGATGCCCAACACGATGTTGGTGCCCTACGACGTGTATCGCGTCATCTCTACAACCCCACGCAGCACCACCTCCGACACCACGGTGATGGAGTTCTTCCTGCGTACAAACCCGATGATCACCGCTATTGAGCCCATCAACGAGCTCGAGGCTTCCAAGTCCGGTGGTTTCCTGTCGAAAGACAGGATTATCTGTTACGACCGCAGCCCTGACAAGCTGCAGCTGCACATTCCGCAGCCTCTCGAGTTCTTCCCCCCTGCGCGGCAGGAGCTTGAGTTCACCGTGGCAGCCCACGCCCGCATCGGTGGCATGTCCCTCTACTACCCTAAGAGCACGCTTGTGCTCGAAAAGGCCTGATAAAGGTCAGTAAGCTGATGCTTGCTTTTTGGCTCTTTCACCTCTGTAGTAATGATTCTCGTTTATCGACCTGAACTCGAAAGTCCTCCGATGGACAAAGAGTGCACGATTGGCTTCTCTTTCATTGAAGAAAGGGGGCAGCCATCAAACATCAAGGTCACGTCTGGAGTCAATCGTGATTTCCCCGAAGCCATTTGGGAGAAAATCAAGAACTACGATTACGTCAAGTCCCTGCTCAAACTCGGTGCACTCCGCATCGAGGACGAGGAAACAGCTGTGGTAGCTGCAGCTTCCCCAGCTGAAACTGACTCCCTTGCCGACATGCCTGTAACTCAGGCCATGAGTCTTGTGGAGGACAGCTTCGACGTTACCCAGCTCCGCCGCTGGGAGGGAGGTGAGCAACGCATCCGCGTCCTCAACGCGATTAACAAGCGCGTTGCGGCCATTTCGGAAGGTAAGGGCTGATGGCTGTCCCCACCTCAAGCGATTTTCTGACTCGGTTCCCCGAGTTCGGGGAGCTCACTCTCGCCATTGTCGAGGGAGCGCTCGCAGAGGCGGGGCGTGCCACCCCAGAAACGCAATGGGGTGAAGTCCACACCGAGGCTGTCAGCTATCTGGCGGCCCATAGTCTCTCCACCCGAGTGATGCAAGTCGGCCTTCAGGTCGGCAGTCAATCAGGGCAACCTTTAGGCACCGGTTTCAACGCCAGTCTTTATGGACAGGAGTATGAACGGCTGAAAGACACATTGCCTTTAGCTGGCTTCGCGCTGTAGCCATGGCTATTTCCGCCACCACTATCGCCAACTACGCCCCTTGGGGGAATGCTCAGCTGGCTTTCGAGGTCGGTGGGACTCAGATCAGCGTGGATCCAGCTACGGGAAACACGATTCAAACGTCTGAGACTGTCGAATACCTGGCATCTCTAAACCTTGAAGCTCCTTCTTGGAATGGGCAGTCAGGTGCTGACAACTCTAGTTACAACTGCAGTGGTCGGTTATTAAGTCCTGCGCGTTTAGACACGCGGATTACCAATGGCAGTCAAGCTGAAGCCGTTATTAACGGCTATCACGGCCGTTTTGAGCTCGTTTTTGAGCTCAATATGGATAACGCTGCTTATCAGGACATTCGGCAATCCATTCAAGGCACATTTCGTGTAATCGGAGGTCCGAACAATGGCTAAGCGTCCGCTCAACAACCAGCTTCGCGCTGCCGCTGCCCAGGCAACGCAGCAGCTCGCTAGCTGGCTCGATACCCGCTTCACGGATGAGATTTCCGCCGCCAAGTGGGACTACCCCACCCCGCCACAAGTGCGGGACATCGTTGACACCGGCCGCCTCCGCGCCAGCCAGACGCGCGTCATCAATCCAGATGGCTCGATTACGTTCACCTGGCCTGTGGAGTATGCCGCGCAAGTCCACGAGGGCGGAGTCTCTACTTCTGGGCTCCGGTTCCCCGGGCGCCCTTGGACGAAAGTTCCTCTGGAGGAAGCCCCCGCACAGTTTCAGCGTTTCGTACAAGAGGCATTAAGGAGGCAGCAGCAATGACTGTCAGCACCGCATGCCCTCAGGTCCGAGATGTACGCACGACAATCGAGCGCTACATCCTGAACCTTTACGAGAGCGACGGAACCACTTTGCGTCCTGAGGCTGACTGGCCGGGGTACTACTCACTGCCTAATGGCACCCGTATCCCAGCGGTTTACGTCGTCGGGGTCTACATGGTGCCTTCTGACTGGGTAGTCACCGGTATCGAGTGCACGATTTCGGACATGCCTGAGATCACTTCACCCGGCTCTGTCGGAGCCGTTGTGTCCTTCGAGCGCTGGCCGATTCGTTTTACCAACTATGGCACGCAAAAGGGAACACGTATGACAACCACCCTGCTGGACATCAGCAGACGTTTGGCTCGCGTTTTCCCCCGGGACCGTGCTACCCCCACGCCCCGGACTGAGGCCACCTATGAGGCCTTGACGGTGTCCATTCTTGGACCCGTTCTCAACCCCCCGATCCCCTAAGGAGTACAAACCATGGCTGATTATGCCATCGGGCTGTCTTTCCACAAGGCTCACCGGACCCTTGTCCGCGCCGTGGACCTGACCCCACCCTGCCGTTATTTCGCTACGCGCGACACCGCCGGCCTGATTACCCTGCCCTCCCTTGACGCAGGCTCGAGATACGTCGAGATGCAAGGTGTGAGCAACACCAGCTTCGCCATCAACGACAACAACCAGGAGTTCCGTCTCCTGGGTGACGATGGCTGGGGTGATTCGCTGATCACCAGTTCCACGGTGCAGGCATCTGTGACTGCCTACTTCCTGAAGAACACAGAAACCCCTGCCGGCCAGAACTGTCCCCAGTTCCGCGGTGCTTACGAAGAAGGTTTCAGCCTCATCGAAAAAGCCCGCTACAACAAGGATTTCGAGATCTACGTCGAGTTTCTGAAGGAGCTCGGCCAGGCTTACGGTGAGTCCGGCAACTACATGTATGACTTCACCGGCTTCAACGCCGTGGTGATGAATTACAACGAAAACCTCACAGCCGAAGGTCTCACTGAGGTGTCCTTTGACCTAATGTCCCGAGGACGTCCAGTATTTGGCCGTTATGACGCCGGCTCCACGCAGCTCGCCTTTGGTGGGGTGCAGTCCAGCTTGCTGTTCACTGCAGCCGGCTCCGGTGATCGCCGCTACGCCGTGGTTCCCGCAGCTAACGCGGACTCGATCGCTGTGACTGACGACCTCACTGTCACTTACACCAGCGACG